AGTCTATTTCTGATTTAACTTCTGGTCCGAACTCTTCTCCTAACTGAGACTCATCTACTTGTAGCTTAAAGAAGCTGGTCTGTGGAGGGACTAGTGATAGTGATAGCTTTGAAGCTAATGCCACTACTCCCTTCGCACCAACGCTTTGCCATGGAGTCTTCAGTTGTTTCATACCTCTTACGTTTTCTTCATGTCCACGTATTAGGTAAGGAAGAGTTAGTTCAGAAGCATCTTGTGCTTCGTTTAGAAACTGAGAACGATCACTTGTTAAATAGTCATAACGTTCTTTAGCTGTTGACATTATACGTTAAGTGATTGTGTTTGTAATGATTGTCTATTAAGTCCAGCGGTACCTTTAGGTCTAATGAATGTCATACCTGCAGGGTTCTTATAACCTTGAACTCCAGATCCTTCTTGCTGTGCTAAGTTGTATAGATCTTTTGCTTGTTGTAGCTGTGCTCCAGATAAACCAGCAAAGTCTGCTGCTTGTTGTTGACTTTGTTGTTGTAGGTTTTCAATATTAGCTGATGCTCCAGCAAAATCTGCTTGTAATCCAGATAAACCACTTTGTAGTGAAGCTCTTATATCTGCTTCTCTACCTAAGCTAGCTTGACGTTGAGCCATAAAGTTAGAGAACTCCATACCTCTCTGATCTACGCCTTGGAATCTATCTCTAATCCACTGATCATCGTATGGATTCTGTGTTGTTTGGTGAGTTGTAGTATGTGAACTTCTTCCTCCTCCTCCCATAATTTCCTCCTAAAGTTTTTTAGTTATTAGTGAATGTTTGTTAGTCCAGTTTAGTTTTCTAGCTAAACCTTTACGAACCTTTGCTTCTATAAAATCAGCACCATTTATTCTACCAAAGTTTTCTATCTCATCAAACAAAGTCATCCAATCATCGCCTTGATGTCCTGATTTTGTAGACCAAACGTCTATGAATAGGGATATCTGATGAGGATGTTGTTGTGGTGAGCAGATAAGGACTGATTGTATTTCAGTATCTACTGTACCTATCCATAAGAATTTAGTTCCTTGCAGGATAGGTACTAGATAATCAAATGCTTTTATCTCTTCTGTAGAATTTTCTAGTGATTTATTTATTAAAGGTTCTACTTCTTGCCAGATAGATATGACTTCATTCGATGGTACTAGAAGTGCCTTCATTTTCTATCCTTTCTTGATACCACTCCACTACAGACCGCTGCCCTGCTTTATACATGATAGCAGCGATGTCTTCTTTAGGATGTGGGTTTATGGGTGGGAATTTTTCATCCATCTCTGTTGCTAGAGACTGGATGTTCGGCCCTAGTAAGGGCTCAAGCATATTGGGGTAGGTTGACATTGCTATGCTCAAAGAAGGCTGGCATACGGGCTCTCTGTGTCTCAGAAAATTCTGGGGCTTTGCCCTCATACATTAAGCGATCGCTAGCATCCAGCCAAAATTTTTTGTCCAAATATTTATCGGCAGTATTTATACCTAGAGGTTGTAAGACCCAATTGATAGTGGCCTTCCTAAGTTTATCCAAAGAAGGAGAAGCAGATAGACCCAACTCAGTACATACAAGGCTATTCGTTCCGACATGGATCTGCTCGTCCCTGGAGATATCGGCAGATATAGTGCGAAGAGCAGCATCCCCATTAAACCTAAACATAGGGAGTAGAACGAAGAAGATAGCCCGTTCTGCGACCAGAGCTTTGGTAATTGTATGATCAGGGTGTGCAATCCATGCATCTCTTATCCTTTTGGCCTCCATTTCTGACTGTGAATCCTCACCTAGGGCATCTACATAATACCCTAGTGCGAGATCGTGACGTTCTTCGTCTTTTACATTGTCCTCTAATAATCTTCTAGCGTTATCGGGAACATTTTTTTCAAGCCCTTCCGTAATGAAGGCACCAACTGGTAACTCCATATGACGTATTGCGAGGGCACGTTTGATGGTCTCTTCTGATCCATATTTCAATTCTCCAATGGTGGGTTTAACTGGTGACCACTTACGTTTGCGGGCCAGTAATTTGTCGTAAGGATGTGTTCTCATTATTCTTGACAGTCGCAAGTTACAGGTTCATTTAAGATATCCTGCAAGTAATCATCGACTTCTGATTGATCTAATGCTGCATACGCATCGGTCTTATCTTGTACGTCACTCATCACTTGCAAAGAGTAGTAAAGGGAGGTTTGAGGTGATTTTAACCACTCCTCGACGAACGCATTGTCGTATTCTATAACATCACTCCAAGAGTTAAAGCTATAGCCATGAAGAAGTCCCGTATTGTTGAACATTATCATCGTTTGGTCTGCTACACGCTTATATGCGTCCCATCCAACTTCCGAGGCGATTTCAACGTCGCCATAATCATAACTTTGTACACCAAAGGTTCCGCTGTCACGATCGACAGTACGGCTTATTGGTGGTGCTATTTCGGGAGTACAGGTGTACCCATCGCGATCCTGGCTACGATAAGAGCAGGATGCGGTAGGAGCTATAGCAAAAGCTCTTACCATATTATTTTCTCTAGCTATTTCAGCGGCTGCATCAATAGCTTCTTTAAATATTTTAGCTAAGTGTTCAGTAGAGGTAACTATAGCACCTCCTTCATTAACTACACTTAAAGCTCTTCCCCACTGATCGTAGGTTATATTATTCTTCTTTAAGAAGTTTGCGAGGCCGAGTACTCCGAGCCCAACTTGGCGGTCGATATCAGCTGGCAAGTATTCTCCAGTTGCTCCAACACCTGTCCTGCTATGGAGCTCGCACAGCTGGGACATACCTTCAACGAAACCCTGCTTAAGCTCTCCTGCACTACAGGCACCGAGATTGACATGTTGTAACAAGCATGTCCCACGTGAGGGCAAGTAAACCTCAAGACAGACGTTGCCATAGATTCTTTCTCCTTTGTTGTCATATTTGATTTTGTTTAGCCAGATATCTCCTGACTTAAT